GATCTCTTGTTTCACAGTCAACAGCTATTGTTTTTCTTAACCTTAAATCTGGAAGCACTTCGGGTGCAAACCATTCTGATTGTGGACTATAAAGAGGTATCTTGTGAGTTGTCATAGTATATAATGTTTGTTTTTAAGTTATAAGTTGTTTCTAAGATCATAGATAAATAATGAATAGCTTTTTTAATATCTTGTTCTTTTCCTTTTTGTTTGTGCCTACTTACGTATTTAATTACATTTCCTTCTGCGAAAGGAATGTTATTCTTAATAATATAGTCAGTAGGTTGAATAACCAAATCTTGATAATGGTTTCCGCCTATTTGATTTTTATATGCACTCATTCTATCTCCTACGGTAATTGATATCCGTTTCTTGTATGTGGCTCTACAATATGTAGAGTTTCTTTAGTTCTAGTGACACCTACATACTTGCATCTCTGCTCATTGTCAATGTCAAAGTGTAAAGAATTTTTTCTAACTCTTTGTGTAATGTCTTTTAAGAAAACAACATTATCTGCTTCTCCTCCTTTAGCACCATGGATAGTAGATATTTTTATTCTTGCATTCTTACCTATATCTTTTTCTGTTTCTAATACACGTTTCATATAACCAATATGATCATCACTCATTGTATCAAAAGCTATATACCAAGGTTTGTTTGCAACCCATAAACCATACTCATCTATCAATTCTTTTAAATCAAATGTATGCGCTGGATCTAAAGTAGGATCGTTAAACTTAGTCTTAACTCCATGTTTACAGCCAACATTAGAACTTATATGTTCATAAACAAACTTAGCTTCATTAATTGTAACCCTGCCTCCTTTATGTAGCAGATCCCATAGACCTATTAACCTATGGTATAAGTTTGCAATACATATCTCTCCTTTAAACTGAAAGTAATATCCTCTATCTATAAAATATTGTTTTAATGGTTTTAAGAATACATTGTTTCTACATAGCACCATGAATTGTCCTTTAGAAAAATCAATAGAGTCATAGTTAGCATGATGTCTTACATCTCCTTCAAAGTCTCTTGGTTTATATTCTTTTTTAATTCTTCTTGATATCTGATCTAGTATAGGGGTTGAGTAATTTTTATGCACGACTCTTGGAACACGGTAAGATTGAGACAATATAATTTGATTGTCACAAGGTGTTTCAATGAAATGATTTACATCTGCCCCATTAAAAGAATACAGAGCTTGATCATCATCTCCTGCTATATAGCTATGCTCACAGTTTTGTTCTAGTAAAGCAACCATCTTCCAATACAATGGACATAGATCTTCGCTTCATCTATAAATATAAATCTAAAGTTTGTTTTAATTTTTTTATTAATATACGTTTCTATTAAATCAGTGTAATCTAATTTGCTATTTTTTTTCTTCCAATTAAAGTATTCCATCTCAACCTTTTTTATTTCTGGAATCCATATGGGTAAGTTTAAATCATATACTAGCTTTTCTACGTCCATTGTTTTAACTCTAGCTAGATTAATTAATTTCAAATGATCTTGATCTATTTTACTTTGCATGTCGTAATCACTTTCTATTTCCCCATAAACATTAAAGCCAATACCACAGTCTTCTGAAAACTTTCTGTATTGAGCAGAAGACATTACTTGTGGTGCTCCTATCTTTTCATAAGCTAAACTATGTAGTGTTCTGTATTCAATTTTTTTATTAGGAAATAAAGCTTCTCCTCTTTCTTTTGCTTCAACAGCTGCTTTCTTTGTAAAGGCAAAGTAACCTATCTCTTCCGGAGCAGCATTATATTTCTCCAAACATTCTCTTACTATCTCAAGTAAACGAGTTGTCTTACCAGTTCCAGGTGGCCCAAATATCTTTGTTCTCAAAATGGTGTCTCCTCTGGTTGACTATTCTTAGTGCTAGTATCCAGTTTAATAGTTCTCATCTTAGGATCATCTACGACTCTTACTCTAACACTAAGTCTTATATGCTCATCCTTTTTAATTTTAATCTGTCTTTCTTCTGCTTTAATAGTAAAGCGTAAAGTTTTATATAAAATGTTTTGATCAATCTTAAAGCCAGCATTCTTAATATATTCTTCCAATACTTCTGCTTTAAAGAATATCTTACCATCATTAATGTAATTCTTTCTTTGTAATAACACATCTTCATTTTCTGAAGAACTTGGCCAACGAATTAAAAAATCATTAAACAAAGATTTAAATCTTCCAACGAACTTATCTTCTTCAGAAACTTCTATAATGTTTAAACTTCCCTCAGCCATCATTGCATTAACTGTATCAATCCAATCAGATTTTTTCATTAAAGGAGGCATGGTATGTAATACTTCCATACATCTTCTTTGAAACTTTTCAAACATCTGTAACTGTTCTGTAGTTAATTCTATTCTTGAATCATCTACATCCATAAACCATAATGGTGGATCTGTTTCTACAACTGTAAGATTACCAAAAGTTGGATGATCTGGAGTACCCACACCAAATTCTTTTTTAACACAAGCTTTCTTATCGCAGAATTTTTCTAAAGGATCTTTATTGCACTGATAGTTATATTCTTTTTCTTTTGCTGAAGCGATAATGTTGTTTAGTTCTGTATGTTCTAGCTTTGGTTTGAAGTATTGTTCATTTACTTTACTTACTTCATTCTCCCAATTTTCTTTCTTTGTTTTAATAAAGTAAACACAAATATTAAACATAGTGTTATTGCGTTCTCCTTTACCCACAGATCCTTTTGCAAGAATAGCATTCAAGCAAGGTGGGCCACCAGCTAATATTTCGTCTGGATCTTTAATTGTTAAGTTATTAAATTGTTCTTTTGTTAATTTGTATTTGTCATACAGTTGAAAAAATTCTTGTAAGCTTGCAGCTGATCCATCATCATTGAAAGCATAACGCATACCAATACCATATGGAAGATTAAGCCAGTTACCTGTATCGCCACGATCACTTCTTATTTCTGTTTGCTTTGGAAATATTTCTGATCCTGGATATCCTATAGATAAAGCACACTCTTTTAATTTCTGTTTCATCTCCGCTGCTTTAATTCCCTCTGGAACAAACATAAAGATATGCATGCCTCCACTCTTCGAGCGACACGGAACAAGGGGCAACTCTAGTTTTCTTATCTTTGTAATAACTTCTTTGTAATCTATTGGATAAATATCTACATCAATAACTCCCCAACAACATGTGTTGTCTTCTCTGATTGGAATGATGCCTATTGAGTAATGTGTTTTTTCTAAATGTGATTTATAAATATCTAACGTTACTGGTTTAGTTACAGTCTTTAGGATACCTTCTTCTTTGCCATTTCCCTTTTGAGAATTCTTTGGCTGATAATATCCATAGGCTCTATCTAAACCAGTAAATATCTGGCTAAATTTTATAACTTCTTGTTCTAACATATATTGATAGCCCCCTCGTTAGAGGGGGCTAAGTGCAACTAAAATGCTGCGGTTGTTTTTTCTACTTCTTCTCTATCTTCTGGCTTGATTTTAGTTTCGCCTTTAGCAATGCTTTCAGCAAATAATCTAGCTTGTTGATAGATGTTCATGTCGGTTACTGTGCTTTTTTGTTGCGTCTTGATAGAATCACTATCTTCAAACGCAAAGTTCACATCCCAACCAATCCATGTACCTCTTTTATTCTGTTCTTTAACAGTCTTAAGTTTGTACATGATTGTATATATCGGAGGTTGGAAAGAACCTTGTTCGTCTTTAACGAACACACTTCCCATCATAGCATTCCACTTCTTAGCTTTTTTAAGCTGAGTAGATTTCATGCTAACAATACCTCTATCAATATATTCAAGGTTGTCATTTAGAACTAAAACAAAGTAATTATAATTTGTTTCAATATAAGTACCGGACTTAGTTCTATCTTTGTTGAACTCATCACGAACAGTTTGTGAAAGGATATCGCTGTTAGCATCATAAATTCTAACAGGGCCTCCACTTCCTGTACCGATATCATTCCATTCAACGTACTGCTTAACCCAAGCACATGGAACTACAATGATTCCAGAGTTACCGTCATAAAGTTTTTTGGTAACTGTATTAAAGATCATTCCAGGTTTTGCATCTGGAAGTTCATTAATTTCTGGAGATGTAGCCATAAGCGCTTTGAGCCTAGGCGTTGTTACATCTTCGGATGATAGTTTGATAGCGTGTTTAGAGTCTTGTCTCAACAACGCTGAGTTTATAACTGCTACTGAGCCACTATTGACTTTTGTAGCAACTGCCGCTTTTGGAGCAGCAGGTTTTTCTTTTAGTGTTTGCATCGTTTTTCTCCTTTGTTACATGTTTCATATTTATACGAGTTTTGTTTTATTGGACACGTACAAACCAAATTCTTCTGGGAGGGACACACCTTTTACAGTTTGTTCTTCCGCAAAAGCTGACAAAGTTTTCCAGTGAACATCTTCTTTGTGTTCCGCATTCAAACCTTGTCTTGCGATGAACTCTTTCAAAGCTTTAGTTTTAGCATCATCTCCCATATTGAAGACAATGTTAAAATTATTTTTGATCAAGTCACCGTAGTTATTTTGCCTTAACCAGTTAAAGCAAAATTCTTTATACTCGTCTTTTATACGAGCGCGATATTCTACCTTAGTTGTTACTTTAGTTCCATCTTTTAATACGACGGAAGAAAGATTTTTTTCATGTAGTATCGCAGGAATTATTTCCTCAGAAAGTTTTCTTTCACTTTCTTTTAAATCTTTAAGTTGCTCTTCAAGATCTTTTATTTGTCTATTAACATCTCTAAGATCTTGACAACGCATACCTAAAGTTGACAAAGAATTATCATCTAAGTTCTTTAGACTATCTTGTCTTGCTTCTTGTAGTACATTGTTATTCATTCTATTTTCTCCTTTGTTGTTTTACTATGTATCACTCCTATCGTGTAAGTCAAGCTGTATTGGAATATATTTTTGCTGTGAGTTAATCCATTTCAATAATTTTATTTTTCCATTATTAATTTGTGATGCTACCATACAGGTTGCGCCTATAATTGCAGGATCACCCATTAGTAGTATGTAATCATTATCTGAAAATGTAGCTAACTTTCTTTCTAATCTTTTTATTGTAGGTGCGGGTGAAAACATTATCTGATGACCATTGGGTAATAGTATTTCTATTTCTCCATATTGAAGAGCACCAGTGATATCTCTTTTATCTTGTTCTTGTGTTACGTAAACTTTAGCCATAAATCTTTTTTCTTTTGTACT